TTCATAAAAACGTGCCCAAGGAAAGCTATTACCAAAAGAAGATTATCAAATATTTGGAAAGTCGCTATCCAGAGGCAACCGTTTGGAAAGATAGTTGCGGATTGTACTGCTCCCTCATCGGTCGGCCTGACGTGGCTATGATCAAAGAGGGACAGTATTATGGCTTTGAAGTTAAAAGACCATATGTGGGCAAGCTAAGTGAGGTTCAGAAATCTACAATAGCCAAGCTCCGTGCATCCGGAGCTAAGATTTACGTTGTTACATACGTTTCAGAAATAAAAGAGGCTTTGAATAGCAAAGCTGATGAGGAATAGAAGTCAATGACCCAGAGAGCGTTGCTCAAGCTATACCTTAACAGATATAACAGAGCGAAGAATAGAAGATCTGAATTGGAGAACACCTATTCAGTTATTGAAGAAGATTCAAAAGTTCCATACAAAGAGAGCTACAAAAAGACTACTCGAGTTCAGAGTAGCAATGGAAGTAGTGGAACTATTGAGATTGTTATTAAATTAGATGAAATCAGAAAACGCATTGATGATCAAAGTATGTTGATGAGCAAACTGATTATTGAGATATTTAATATATTAGACTTTCTGCCGACAGAATCAGAGGGACGTTCTCTCTTAGAACTACGATATATTCAGCATAAATCAGAGAAGGCTATATGCTCATCACTATACATAGGGCGTAGTAAATACTACGATTTATTGAATGCTACTCTTGATACGCTGATAGCATTTCCTAAAGTTTCTGAAATACTGAAAGAGTATGAAAAGGAGTTGGAAAGTGATGCTGCCAAACCAAGTTGTCAAGAATTTAAATCAAAGAGTTAAATATACCGGCACTAAGGAAGAATTGAAAGGTAGAACATTTATCTTTTTAGGAGCAACTATACGCAAAAAGGCTAATGACGGTGATGCAGGAAACACGTTCTACCAGGCTGAGCTCTTAGATAATCAGCGTGGAAGTTGCGTTGTAATTGTTAATCTGAAAGAAATAGAAGAAATATCATAGGAGTAGTGAATTGCTACTCCTATTTTTTTGCTATTTTTCTAAAATTAGTTGTTAGTTGTAAGGTTACTTGTAAGGTTAGTTGTAAGGCTGAAAAATGAGATAAACAGTAGCTTTTTATACTATCCTTACAAGTAATTATATATATTTATAAATATATACCCTTAAGTTTTTAAAGTTTGCGTTTGCAAACTGTAGAATGCAAACCAGATAAAAAACTATAGGTATTTAAAATTTTTAGTTGTAAGTTGTATGGAATTAAAGCAAATGGCTTTGTTATCCCATTTCTTAGCTTACAACTAACATTACAACTAAATCAATTTGTTTGATTTTAGAAATATGTAAAAGTTGTTTAAATTTAAAATTCGGACTTCTGCGGACTTGTATGGACTGCTTAAAAATGTTATTCTTATAATCGAGATAAGATGTTTTAGATATCCCCTGTTTAAAAGCCCCTCTTTTTTTAACAGCACCTGTGCATATGACCGAGCATGGATGCTGTTATTTTTTATACTCAAAAGCAATGTGATATTGTTTACGAGGGAGCTTTGATTACATTAACTGTTTATGTGACATCATATGAGATTGAATAAGAAAGAACAAATGAATTGTTAATAAACAAAAACAAATGAATAAAATCTTTAAACTTCATAGCGTATGAAAATATAAAACAGCTGTTGTTAGAACAGATTTGATTAGAAAAAGCGAGAGCATTACGGACTTGCGTTCTGCCGCAAGGTACTACCGACAGGGGGAGCCCAAATGCGGGGCGAGGAAGGCTCGGCGTTTTTTCGCATAAAATTTGAAAAAATTTTTGCATTTCGTTACGCAAGAATTTTGACTGCCTACCAGATTGGCCATGCAGATAGCACAATTCGAGTTGTTTACATAAATTTTGCTCCTTTGTTTATGACTGTATGGCCTGTGATATATAAGAGAGGGTAAATATGAATACAGTAAAAATGAGAATGTCAGAGCTTAAGCCTGCTACTTATAATCCAAGAATAAGGCTCAAGCCCGGTGACGGTGAGTATGAAAGACTGAAAAAGTCAATTGAAACATTTGGATATGTAGATCCGATTATCGTAAATCAGGATGGAACAATCATTGGAGGTCACCAAAGATACTACGTTCTGCTCGATTTAGGATACACAGAAATTGACGTTGTTCAATTAGAGCTTACCAAGGAAAAAGAAAAAGCGCTTAATATTGCTCTTAATAAAATTTCAGGTGAATGGGATGATGAAAAGCTCAAGGACTTGTTAAAGGATTTAGATTTAAGCGGTTTCGACATTGAATTAACAGGATTTACAAACAATGACTTGAATTCTTTGATTGAAGGACTTGAAATTCCTGAAACCGTTGATGATGATAATTTTGACGATGTTGAGGAATACGAAAGCATTGAAACACCTGAAACAGTAAGAGGCGATATTTATATTCTTGGACAGCACCGACTGATGTGTGGTGATTCAACTAACGAAGATGATGTTGCTGAACTGTTAGACGGTGAACAAGTTGACCTGGTCGTTACTGATCCGCCTTACAATGTGAACTACGGAGATAAAGCACAGTACCTTGATGAGTATTTAGGCAAAGGACACAGAAACGACTCGACTATCAAAAATGATAATATGGATGAGATTAGCTTTTATAATTTTTTACTTGATGCATTTAAACAAGCTTACAAGGTGATGAGAGCCGGTGCTGCAATCTATGTTTTCCATGGTGAAAATGAAGGCATCACTTTCCGTACTTCATTCAGAGATGCAGGACTAAAACAATCACAATGTCTAATATGGGAAAAGAACACATTTGTTCTTGGCCGTCAGGACTACCAGTGGATACACGAACCAATCTTATATGGTTGGAAAGAAGGAGCAGCTCATTACTTCGTTAATGACAGAACTCAAGATACAGTTCTAATAATTGATGATGAAATTGATTATAAGAATATGACAAAGCAGGAGCTTGTTGCTTATGTTGATGAGTTGCATAGGAACCTGAAAGACAAGACTTCTGTTATTTACGAAAATAAGCCCACAAGAAATGACGTTCATCCTACGATGAAACCGCCTACTCTTGTCGGCAAATTTATAAAAAATTCAAGTAAAGTCGGTTGGAAAGTTTTAGACTTATTTGGTGGCAGTGGTTCTACTCTTATAGCAGCGGAACAACTTCAAAGAAAAGCCTACCTGATGGAACTTGATGAAAAGTTCTGTGATGTAATTGTTAAAAGATGGGAACAATTCACAGGACAAAAAGCGGTCAAACTTTAAAAAAAGGAGAGTATATAAGATTTTTGTTTAAGGTCGATGAGCAAAGAGATTATAGACATTGATGCAACCTTAAGAGGGGGGGTGGCGCTACCAATGTCAGACGGTAAACTGCAGTCAACAGGCGCATACTATAAGGTTGATGTTATAGCAGCATTGTTTAATTTAACAGTTAGGCGGATTCAGCAGCTCACTCAGGAGGGAATCCTGCCAACTGTAGAAACGGTGGATGGCAGACGTTATGAGTTAGTGCCAACCATTCAGAGATATGTGAAGTATTTGTCCGATAAAGCAAATGGTCGCAACAGGTCAGAGGCAGAAACTGAATTGAAACAGCGAAAGCTGGAAGCAGAAATTGAGTTGAAAGCCCTGCAGAGCGAACACAGAAAAATCCAGAATGATATTGCATCAGGCAAGTACATTGGAATTGATGAGGTGAAAAGCGACTATCGTAGATTTTTCATTGTGTTTAAAAAATTTGCACTTGGTATTCCAAGTAAGCTGTCAGCAAGACTTAATGGATTAGTTGAAAATCCTGCTGACATTCGTGCAATGGAAGCTGAGTTGAATCATGATATTATATCGCTCCTCAACAATTTTGTTGTAGCAGGTCAAAGGATTGAGGGTGATGAAATCAATGGCGAAGGAAAAAAGAAAAAGAAAGCCAACGCTAAAAACAAGAAAGTTTGAATCACCTTATTATATTATCGAGGCGCTTAACGCACTTAAGCCACCAGAGGAGCTGACTGTTTCAGAGTGGGCAGAAAAGCATAGAGTTCTCGATAACAAATCTTCGGCTCGCCCAGGTCCTTGGAGCAATTCAACTACTCCGTATTTAAAAGGAATTATGGATGAGTTGAATAATTATGAAACAGAGGAAATCGTCTTTGTGAAACCTACACAGGTAGGTGGCACAGAGGCGATATTCAATATGTTAGGATATGTCGTTGACCAAGACCCTTCTCCGGCAATGATAGTATATCCTACTGACGAATTAGCAAAGTCAATTTCAAAAAACAGAATTGAACCTATGGTTCACAATTGCCCAACGCTAAATGAAAAATACGTTGAGCGTGATTCCAGTAATTTGGAATTACAATTCAATGATATGTATGTAAGCTTAGTCGGTTCTAATTCACCGTCAGGCTTAGCCAGTAAACCGATTAAATACCTTTTCATGGATGAAACAGATAAATACCCAGGTGCATCTAAAAAGGAAGCTGATCCAGTTTCTCTGGCAAAGGAAAGAACAAAAACCTTCCATAACAAAAAAATTGTAATGGCGAGTACGCCAACTCTAAAAACTAACCACATATGGGCAGCAAAAGAGTCAGCTGACATTGAAAAGCACTTCTTGATGCCTTGTCCTCATTGCGGAAAGAAAATAGAGTTTAAATTTTCTAATCTTCGCTTTCCAGATGACAAAACAATGTCATATGCTGACAGGGCAGAATATGCTCACTATATGTGTCAGGAATGCGGTTGTATTATTACAGATCAGCAAAAATACTTAATGCTCCAGCAAGGTGAGTGGGAAGTAGTTGAACATAAGACTCAATTTGCTCGTAAAGTGGTTTTTTGGCTTAACACACTCTACAGTCCTTTCGTAAGATTTGCTGATGTTGCTAAAGAATTTTTGCTGTCTAAAAAGGACCCGGATAAGTTTCAAAACTTCGTTAACTCTTGGTTGGCGGAGCCTTGGGAAGATTCCAGCCTAAAAACTAATGCGGATTTAGTTTTACAGCGACAAACCGAATACAAAGAAACAGTTGTTCCGCCATGGGCAAAAATGCTGGTAGGCGGTGTTGACGTTCAGGAAACATCAATGTATGTTTCAGTCAGAGCATTCGGCGACCATATAACCAGTCAGAATATCTATCATCAGCAAGTCTTGTCGTTCTATGATATAGAACAGATTATGAACTATCCATACAAGAAACCTAACGGAGAAGAAATGTTGGTTGCGTTGTGCTTGATTGACTCAGGCTATAACACTGATGCAACTTATGACTTCTGCGCTGATAATAGTGACTGGGCTTTGCCGGTTAAAGGTGCCAGCAATCCTATGTTATCGCATTACAAGATTAGTAAAATCAATAAGCTTGATTCAAAATCTTATGGAATGCAGCTAATCATAGTTGATGGTGGAAAATATAAAGATATGATTGCAGCTCGTATGAGAAAAGAAAACGGACAAGGTTCGTGGATGGTTTATAACGGCTGTGACAGAGAATACGCAGAACAGGTTACAGCTGAACATAAAATTAATGTTAAAAGCAATAATGGAAAAATCAAACAGGAATGGACACTCAAAACCTCTCATGCGGATAACCACTATCTCGATGCAGAGGTTTATTGCTTAGCCGGAGCTGATTTGTTGGGAGTTAGAACATTGCATCTTCAAGAAACACCTTTGGAGCAACAACAGAAACCAGTTAAAAATGAACCTGAAAACCCAGAAGAACAATGGATTCAGGAAAATGAAAGTTGGATTTAAAAATGGATGAAATTAAAAACATGACAAAAAAAGAATTGCTTGCAGAAGTTGAAAAAGCAATTTATACCATTTTAGTCGGTGGCCAATCTTATAAAATCGGTTCCCGTTCTCTTACAAGAGCCAACATCACAGAACTAAAAAATTTAAGAGCGGAGCTTCGAGCGGAGATTGCTCAGGAAGAAAATAGTGGGTCTCTGTTAGATGGCTCTTATGTTGCTATTTTTAACGGGAGGTAAAAATGAATATTTTTGACAGTCTTATTGCGACAGTATCTCCTAAGAGGGGAGCTGAACGTCTTGCATATAGGCAAGCGTTAGAGGAATTACGTAGTAGCTATGATGTCGGTGATCACAGCCGATTAAATGTAAATTGGCGTGCAACAAATTCATCAGGTGAATATTCAGACAGATTTGAAAGGAATATCGTAAGAGCCAGAGCTCGTGACCTTGAAAGGAATTCAGATATGATGAATTCACTCCTTTCGGTTTGGAAAAGAAACATTATTGGCGGTGGCAGAATTTTGCAAGCCAGTACCGATGATGTTGAATTAAATAAAACAATAGAAAAGCTTTGGAAACGCTGGTGTAAAAAACAAAATTGTGATGTCACAGGTCAACAGAGTTTTCAGCAAATACTTAGAACCGCTGTTCAACGAAAGAAAGTTGACGGCGGTGTTCTTTTTATTAAAAGATACACAAAAAACGGAATGGTACCTTTTCAATTACAGATGATTGAAGTTGATGAATTAGATGTAAATCAATTCCAACCTCGAAAATCAAAAAAGAACAAAGTAATCGGTGGTATTGAATATACATCATACAACCGTCCGGTTGGATATTTTATTAAACAATATTCCGTTGACGGCACAGAGCTTTTGGAAGATTCGGTTTACATAGAAGCTAAAGACGTTATTTTTTATTTTTCCAAAAAACGCTTTTCGCAAATTCGTGAAATGTCTGAAATGACACCAGTGATGAAACGAATTCGAGATGCAAACGAGTACATAAGTTCAGTATCAGTTAAAGAAAGGATATTGGCTTGTTTATCTATTTTTGTAAAAAAAGCATTGCCACAAAGCGGAAGTTTCGGAAGGGGTAGTCAAGTAACTTCGTCAAACGGTGAAAGTTACAACGGCAAGAAACTGTCACCAGGAATGATTACAGAACTCAATGCAGGTGACGAGGTGCAGGTCGTTAATCCGGCAGGTCAATCCGCCGATGCGGCCAGTTTTATAAAACAACATCAACGATTAATAGGTGCTGGTAGCGGATTGTCATATGAAGCAACCAGCAGAGATATGTCTCAGACCAACTACTCATCAGCACGTCAAGGAATTATCGAGGACGGTGAAACCTTTGCTGAGGAAAC